GCGTAGAGAAGGTCGGACGTCTCTCCGTCCATGACCAGTTCGGGTGCGATCCAGAAGATCCAGCAGACGGTGCCGGACACGTACAGCGTTATGCCCACAATGAGCAGGGTGAGTTTTATTGCGAACATGGGGTGTCCTTGCCGCGCTGGGCGGCAGAAGGTGGGTTAGGGTTACGCCGCCTTTCGGGCTTCTGATGCAGCCGTACGGCGCCGCGTGATTTGCAGCTGCAAGCGGTACGCTTTGAACCGTCGCCCGTCACCGGGTGGAATCTCTGGCGCCGTGTACGACAAGTCTTCCTCCAGTTGGCCGAAGTAATAGAGGTGCTCACCGTCACCCATCCATTCAGGCTGCGTGGTTGCCCATGAGCGTGCCGCCGTGCAGGCCGAGCAAGTCTTGAAAGTGGCCATGTCGCCATCCCAGCGTCCGCTGATGAGCTGGTACTGCTGGCCGGGTTGGATCGGGCCGTAGCATTCACAGCATTGGTGCTGCTTGCGAGCCACGGGCATGGTTTCCGTTTGAAAGTCAGGCATAGAAATACCTCGCCCGCCGCTCACCGGCAGGCATGTAGGGGGATTGGGGCTATTGCGCCGGCGGCAACATCTTCTGCGCGGCTTCAACCATGCGGCGCCCGTCGGGCAGCAGCATGTGAGGCATGAATACCTCTTCGAACGTCATGAGCTGGCACTCGACCGCAGTGACCTGGGCCTTAACCCAGTCGCGCAGCATTGAGCAGACGGCGATCTGTGCAATGTCTGCTGCCTTCTGCCGGTGTTCGTCGGGTGTCGAGCGCATGCGGCTGCTGTGCGGGTGCTCGCGCAGCCAGGCGCTGGCATAACCGCCCCAGTGCCCGGGCAACTGCACAGTTCGGCCGCGGTGTTCGAACTGCACCAGAGTGATCTGCTCCTTGGCCTTGTGCATGATCCCGTAGTTGTCGCAGCCGAAGCGGCCCAGGATCTTCTGAATTTCGGCGAATGCCTTGTCGCCGCTGGTTGCGCTCTCGTACGGCAGGCTCATGGCCTGGGCCCCTTGTAGATGAAGACGTAGGCGAACCAGAGGGTGGAGATCATGGCGTCACCTCCCGGCGTGCCCACCAGCAGACTGGACCGTCGTCGGTGTCGTGGATGGCCAGGCAGAACCAGCCTTCGCCATTAGGCCGATCCGGCTCCCAGTAGCTGCAGTCCGGGTCGCCTGCTTCGAAATAGCGCTCACAGACCGATTCGTCGCTGTGGTATTCGAGGCTCACCATCTTCACCTGCAAGCCCTGTGTAGCGATCCAGGCCTTGCACTTATCACCGTCGCCCTCGTAGAAATCGGGCATATCGGGGTGAGCGAACATGCCGTATTCATCGCGCACGACCGGGGCTGGCTGGATCAATTTCATTTCTTCAGGCATGACTTCGTCCTTGCCGCTATAGCGGCTGACTTTGAAGGGGGAGGGGTTACAGAGAGGGGTTAAGCTTTGAGGCCGTAGACGCACCCACCAGGGCAAGAGCCGCAGCAGGATGGCGCCACCGCTACTGGCACGGGCTGCTCGGCGTAGTATGCAGCCTTCCCCTTTTCAGCCATGTATCGCAGACCTTCCAAGATGTCGCTCGGAGCGAGTCCTGAATATTCTGCATGCCGTAGCGCCACTGACATGAAGTCGAGGGCATCAGCCTCGGTCCACGCCACCGGCTCGCCCTGGGGCTGGGCGGTTGGCCTGTTCTTTAGCGCCACACCAGCAGGGCAGACGCAATAGCCGCGCCATTCGCCGGTCAGGTCTATGAGGTCGCCAGAGCCATCGCAGGACGTGCATCGCTCAGCATCCAGCAGGGCGCGCAGCTCTTTGCGAGCGTTTGCCAGTGCAGAACCGTTGCCGAGCAACAGCCGCATGGCCAGCTCACGCGGCACGCCGTCAATCGTTTGGTTGGTGGTCATGGCTTAGCCCACTTGGCTTTGTATTCAGCGATAAAGTCAGCAGGGAATGCCGACACCCAGCCGCACTCACGGCACTTGAATTGCTCGCCGGTCCACGCCGTTCTCGGCATGCTGCAAGACTTGTTGTCGATGGCTCCGCCGCAATACGGCGAGTACCCCGGTCGAGTCATCAGGTTTTCACGAACGGTGCTCATAAATACCTCAGCAAATCAGTTGTGCCAGTGCCAGCAGGCACCAGCAGTAGGCGGGGAGTTGGGATTTCATTGGTATGGCTCTCCGCATTCCGGGCACTCAAGAATGCTTGCGTAACCATGGTGGCAATCGCCGTTTACTAGCTTGAGTTCGGCTTCAATCTCCAGCCATACATCCACATCGTGCGCCACGTCATTGGTGAAAGGGTGTGCCTTGTGCAACAACCCCACCAGCACATCCGCCCGCTCATCTGCTGCGGCCAAGCCTTGGCGCGCCTCAGTCAGTTCGTTGTGCAACTGCGTGAATGCCGATTCAACCCTGGACGAGATAGTCCCTTTGCCGACATGCTCGGCCCATTCCTTTTCTTCGATCATCAAAGCCATGCTATGGCACTGGTCGAGTTCTTCATCCGCTGCGGTCAGGCGCTGTTGCAGTTCGTCACGCTCCAAATAGAGGCGAGCCAGTTCAGCGTCGGTTGATTCTCTCGTTGGTGTAGCCACAGTTATTTCCTTGCCGGGCCATGCCCGGGCGGTGGAGTGGGGGAGTTACGCGGCGTGCGCTTGGCGTTGTTCGGCGCGCCATGGATCGTTGGCGCGTGCCAGTGCTGCCATCGGCGGCGGGCTGACGCTGTTGCCGCACATGTGCACCTGTTGGGTCTTGGTGAACGGTTTGCCGTCGGCGCCGTGGCTCATGATGTAGTCGGCCGGGAAGCCCTGGGCCTTGTACAGCTCGGACGGCTTCAGCATCCGCAGGCAGATGTCGACGATCACGTAGGGCGTGCCTTTGACCATCACGGTGACCATTGCCAGGCGGTCCTTGGTGGTGATCGTCGGCGCCGGCGAGTCGCAAGCGCTGATGTTCTCGGTACCGTAGTAGCTGATCAGGAAAGCGGCTACGCGGAGGGCCCCGGCTTCGTGTTCCGGTGAGAGGGTGAGCGACACCAGCGAACTCTTGCCACCGCCGCCGGCTGTGATGGTGGGCGCGGGATCTTCCAGGCCCTGGCCAATGCTGCCGCCGAATGCCCGCTCCATGAATGCGCTGACCAACCCGTGATGCTGGCCGCCGGCGCTGACGGTGTGCAGCGGATCGTTAACGTCCCGTGCATCGCAATTGCCGCGCAGGTGCACCAGGTTCGCCACTGCCAACTGCTGCTGGCTGCCGGTGTTGGTCACCGTGGTCATGGGTTCGTGCATGCCTTTGGCGTGCGTGGTATTGAATCCGCCATTGGCCTGGATCATCACCGCGGCGCTGACCGACTGGCCGCCACCGCTGGCAGTTATGGTACCGATCGGGCCGCAGATGTCGTTCACCCCGTGGGAGCGGCGTTTGTTTGCGCCAGAGCCCTCGCCGTGCCCGGCCTGGACTATGCAGGCGGAAGCCAGGGCACGGTGGTTCTGCGTCATCAGCGTTCCAACCGGCTGTTCCAAGCCCACTGGCTTGCCGGAGTACTCCGGGCCGCCGGCCCCAACCATCAAGGGGCTGATCAGCGTCAGCTCGCCGCGGTTTGCGCAGGTCACTGTCGGCAGCGGCTCAAGCGGGTCATTGATTCGGTCGCTGCCCTGGTGGGTAGCCGGGGCAATGATCGGGCTGACCACTGAGAAGGCGCCGCCCTTTGGGTAGGAGGTGATGGTGCGCAGCGGCTCGTCGGCCGACTGCACTGCCTCGCCGGACCAGTTCGCAATCGGCACAATAAATGGCGACGCGCTGTCGATGACGAACTTCTTCATGCCCTTGGCAACGCGGCGCAGGGTGGCCGGTGCCAGGTCTTTCTTGCGGCCGAATATGCTTTTGCCCAGGTCAGTGAAGTCGATGCAGTCAGCTGCGGTCTTCCACTTCTGCTGGCCCTTGGCAGGGTTCTTGGCGTGGGTCGGCTCGGGCCACACGATTGGCTGACCGTCGCACCGGGCGATCATGAACAGGCGCTCCCGGCTGGTCGGCGCGCCGAAGTCGCACGCCCGGATCACCTTCCACTCTACGACGTAGCCCATGCCTTCCAGCAGGGCTACGAAGCGGCGCCAGGTCCGGCCGCGCTGCTTCGGGTCAGGGATCAGGAACTGCTGGCCGACCGGCACGACCTCGCCAGGTGATGCAACTTCGCCGCCGAGTTTCACCACACGGCCGGTGGCCTTATCGCGCTTGGCGATCAGCCGGCCCCACTGCAGGATCTGCTTTACGTTCTCCAGGCTGATCACCCGGGGCCGTTTAATGCCTGCCCACTTGAGGCCGATCCACGACAGGTTGCGGATCTCGCGCTTGCGCGGTTGGCCGCCGGCAGCCTGGCTGTGGTGGGTGCAGTCTGGCGACATGTGGAACCAGCCCACGGCCTTGCCGCCGCACTCGGTGTCCGGATCACCCTCGAACACGTCGGTTGTGAAGTGCTGAGCGCCTGGGTGATTCACGGTGTGCATGCTGATCGCCTGAGGGCTGTGGTTCTTCGCGACGTTCACCGCGCGGCCCAGGCCCATTTCCAGGCCCGTGCCGGCGCCGCCACCACCACAGAAGAAGTCGACAACGATCTCATCGTCCTGAGGGTTGAAGCCGAGTCCGTATTGGGTTTTGAAATCGAAGGGGTGTTTCTTCTGTTGTGCGGACATAGGGGATCCTCGCCGGCTGGCGTGATTGTTGAATATGGGGTATTACGGGTGACCGGCATGGAGCCGGATCAGGCGGCTACAGCGTCTTCGAATTTGATAAGAAGGCTGCGGGTTTCGTTGGTGCATCCGTCTTCTTTGACGCAGTACACGGCCGGTGCGTACTCATAGACTCGCGTGATAACGCCCTGTTTGACCCTGGTGCCAATAGGCAGTGGCGGCTCGGGCTTGAACTCTTCAGCCCACGCCTTAACCGCCAGGTCCTCGGCCCGATCTACGAGATAGTCGACCTCGTCCAGCGCTTCCATGTCATCCCACGTAGTGTCCCAGGACGCATACTTATCGAGTTCCTTGGCCAGCTCAAAACCGTCCATATGGCGGCGGTAGTGCTGGGCGATGGTTTCTGCGTCGCCGTTGATCTTCTCAGCCACAACGGTGCAAGCCGCGAGGATCATTGTTTTATCAGCCTTCGGGCGTGGAGGAATGGTGTTCATGGGGCTCTCCAATGCAGGCGCCGCCCTCCGGTTACCGGATGCAGCGAGTAGGGTGGGTTATGCGGGCTGGATGATCTCGTCGCCCGGGTCTTTCTGGATTGCGAGCAGGCTTTTATTTCGGAATTCCCGCGCCACGTTTTGCGATATCTCGATTTCGTGGCGCGGCGGGTTTAGCAGAGGCTGGCACTTCGCGGCGCCCATCGCATGCAGGTGATGAATCATCAGCGTCATCGCCTCTCCCTGCTCAGTAATGCCTGACCACTCCATCAGATCGGCCAGGGCCTGCCGGGTACCTGGGCGAACCCTTAGCCTCAATTCCTCTTCGGCATTCGCCACGCGCTTCCTGGCAGTTTTTGCCGAGCGTTCCTGCGTAGTCTTGGCCATGGCCTACCTCTTCTATTCCGCTGGCCGGCAGTGCGAGCCAGGTTTGACGTTTGCGTTGCTGAACTCGCCGCTTCATCGGAATGCGGGTTTCAGCTTTGGATAGTCGATCTCGTATTGCTTGATCAGGCGGTAGAGCAGGGTGGAGCTGATCTTGAGCTTGATGCAGCACTGCTGCCGACTGACCCCAGCGGCGATGCACTCACCGATACGGACGACCAAAAACGCATCCCTGATTGAGTCAACTTTGTTTGGCGGGCTTGGTTGCTTTGGCCTGATGGGGAATGTGATTCCGTACCGGCCAGCAATCCCTTTTAATACGCCGAGGGTGATGCCTTCCTTCTCGCAGATGTCGCGGCGGCTCATGGTTGGCGCCATCTCGCGGATGCGCGCCACCTGTAGATCGGTCTCAGTTTTGACCGCCTGGCGTTGAAAGAATGGTGGCTGCTTGAGGCTGGCGAGTACTTCCGGCCTGGGCTTTGACTGTCCAGAGCTGTCGATCTTGCCGCCGGCTGCCAGGAACTGCGCAACCTGGGCCGCCAGTTCGTCGGATGCTGGCCGAAGGCGCTCTACTTCGTTCTGCAGGATGCTGATCATGCTGCCGCCTTGCCGAGTGTCACCCCGGCCATACTGAAGTTTGCGCCCTGCGCCGCGACCATCGCGTCGAGCGCTTCCCAGTTGACCGAAAGGACGCTGATCGGCGCTTGACCATATGCCACGGATTTCACCAGGGCCTCGAAGTCCGTCACGTTGGCCTGCAGCGTTACCTGCTCCACCGCTTGGCTCGATACTGGCTTTGCGGTCTGGGCCACGGGGGCCGTCTGGATCGGCGCGGCGCGGACTGGCTCTGGTGTCGCCGCTTTCTCTACGACCGGCTCTGGCTTGATGGCTGCCAAGCGTTCCGCTTCCTGCTCTTCGGCGATACGCTTCGCTTCGGCCTTTTCTCGCTCCACCTTCTGGTGTTCGGAGATTCGGAATTTGATCAGCGTCACCAGGTCGTCATTGGCCTTGGTAACCAGTTGCTGCACATCGCTGAACAGGAAGTCGTAATCAGCAGCGAGTTCCGCCAGACTGGTCAGGTTCAATCGAATGCTGTCCGCTGCCTGACTTGCATCGATCTTCGCGCGGGCCAGCTCGGTATCAACTGCATCCTGAAGGCTGGCGATGGTGCGCTTGTTCTTCATGGCGCCGGCGAAGTCCGAAACGACATGAGGTAGCGTGACTTTGCCAAGGGTTTTGTTGATTGCGGCGATATGATCCGCCAGCGCCAATTCGGCCTTCTGCTTGATGTTGGTCTTCACCAGCAGCTCTTGAGCCTTAACCAGCTTGTCTACCTTCAGGCGGGTCTCGCGGGCATGGGCGCTGATGCGATCCAGCGACGAAAACAGCTCGTCGATGCTTTGGGTCTGCGACAGAGCTTGTTTCTTGGCGATAGCGACAGCCTCCTCAACATCGCCGCACCACTTGACTGCCTTCTTCGCGTCGGCGAAGTCCTGGTCCGTAGAAAGTGTGGTTTTCACCGAGTCGATGACAGCCAGCGCCGAGTCTTCGAACGCCTTCAGGTTGCTGGCGGTAACCATGCCAGTCAGCTCGATGCGCAAGGCTGGCAACTCATCAGGCGCCTTGCCGACGACAATTGAGGGCGCATCGGCCATCTCGAAGCTGGCCAAGTCTGCCTCGAACTGTTTCCAGCCCTCGATCAACTGGGCCGCGCGCCCGGCGACGGGCCGGTATTCCATGTGCACGAAGTTTTCCGGGGTGCCATCCGAGCAAACAAAGATCACTCGCTCGGCGCCGCTCACCAGCAGTTGCTGCTCTAGCTGCCAGTAATAGTGCGGAGCCAGGTCGCCAGCCTTCACCTGGGCCACGACCGACTCGTTCCAAAGCTTGTGCTCGAACAGCGTCTCGCCGAGCATTGTGGCGCCATCCATGGAGGCGAGCAGATTGCCCTCGGTAGCAACGATCGGATAAAGCTCTTCGCCGATCAGCGCTTCGGTCAACGGCCTGGCCATGGCTTCGGTTGCGTGGCCTTTGTCGAAGATGAACTGCTGCGATGTCGTGACGTCCGGTGTGATACCGGTTTTTTTGGCCTTCAGCAAGTCGGTGCGCGATTGGTACTTTGACACGCCCATCATTGCGGGGGCTTCGGAAGCGGTGCGGTACTGAGCGCGGAGGGTAAGCCACTCGGCGGAGCCTTGAGCTACGTTGTGAATTTTCATGCTGCGTCTCCATCGAGGGCTTTGAGGTTGGTGATTTTTTCAATCTGCGCCGGGCTCAGCGTGTATTTGCTGCTGATGGTCGCAATGAGGTGTTCAGGACTGGTGCGGTTCGAGTCAATTAGTGGCTGCCACTTCACGATGTTCTCGGTCAGCAAGTCGTCGGAGTAGGCGGGCAGCGCTTCCGGTTCGGGCTGGGCTTGCTGCCGAGGGCTGACATCGCGCGGCGGTTCCTCGAAGGCCTTGCCTTCCATCTCGTCCGCCGTTGGCGCCGATCCGACTTCAGGGAATGCTTTGCGCAGGGCCTGGGCCTCGGCGCATTTGGCGAGCTGGGCAAATGCTCGACGCTTCCACATGGCGTTGGGCGCCGCAGTGTCCTTGCTGGCTGTTGCGTAGTTTTCGATCCAGCGCTCGTTGGCTGTGTATTCGGCCACCAGGCCGTTGCTCATCTGGCGCTTGACCGTCACGCGGCACCATTCTGGGTACGTGACATCTACGCCGCTCAACTTCGCAGTCACTGGAGGGCCATATTCTGGCTCGCTGATTCCTGCGTACTGGCCGGTGCGCGCCGCCTGAATGCGGTACAGGCCGATGCCTGGCATCACCGTGTCCTGCATCTTTTTCGTCTTCGAGTTCCAGATCGGAACGATGTGCACCGGCTTCAACATTGGATCCAGGTGCGCGGCCTGGCAGTAGGCCAGGACCATCACAACAGAGTTCTTTTCTGCTCCGGGGTAGAGGCTGCTGCTCAGCACCTCAACGAGCGCGGCCTCGGACATCGCAGGCGTGTTGTCGTCCTGCTTCATTACTGCGGACATAGAGAATCCTTGCCGCGATGCTCGCAGCGATTGAAGGTATTGGTTATTGAGTAATTGCCCCGGCGTATGCGCTGAGCATCATCCAGGTCGTAAACAATGCGAGTGCTATGGCAGACCCGCGCCAGAAGCAGTAGCGCTTGGCTCTTTGATAGGACGTCACGATTCCACCTGCTTGCGGTAGCCGGCGTCGTAGAGCTGACGAGCCATAATTCGTCGGTCGCTCATGATGCCCGTGAGGATGTTGGTGTCGGCGATCATTCTCTCGATCGCCTTCTCGCGCTCTTCCGCCGCGATCTGCTCGGGCGTGCGGATTGGCCGGAAGCAACCGTATGCGCCTTGACCGACTTGCAAATATTCGAACTCAGGAGTCGCATAAAAGGTGAATGCAGCCACCTCGAAAGAACCGCTCATGAAGTGAGCAATCACCGTGACTTGGTCGCCAACGCGCGGGTCTGTTGGCAGGGTTTCCTCGGGATTGAACCCGGCAAACTCACAGACCGTTCCAACAGGTGGCAGGCCTTCGCCGTTCCAGGGTGTTGGGCGCAACTGCTCAAAATGAAACTCAGACCGGCGCGGGTTGTAGCGGTGATCGCTATTGCCGCCGCCGTATGGGAATGGCTTTGGTTGATCGAGCCTTTGGTACTGATGCTCACCAACCCAAACCTCGCGTATTTCGCCACCAAACGCATGCAGCGCGTATCCAATGACCCAGGAGGGCGCCTTGCTCCAATCAATGCTCATGCTTTCACCTCATAAGCAACAGTCCACTCACCGCACAGGCAGGCCCGGCCGCTCCATGCGTGGACATTGGGGATGCCGGCGTCATGTGCCAGCGATAGGGCGCCCAGCCACTTGGTGTGGGTGAAGGCCAGGATCATGCGGTCGGCGGGCAGCTCTTCAATCTGCTCGTCGATCAGAGACTTCAGGATTGGCGTGGTCATGCGGCGGACCTCTTGAGCTGCTGGTTGCGCTCGACGAACTTGGCGTCCAGCGCATCGCGGTAACGGTTGGCGGTGCGGGAGTCGATGATCTCGGCGAACTCGGCCATTTCGATCATGCCCATGACGAAGGTTCGGTCTGGCACCGGGGTGCAGGACTTCTTCATCTTGGCGATTTCCAGGCCCAGGCGGGCGAGGGCGGTAGGGGTGTTCACAGTTCGTTGTCCTCTGCCTGGGCGATCAGGGCGTCATTGACCAAGGGCCGGAGTAGGGCCTCGGCGAGTTCGCCAAGCTTGCCGAAGGTGTGGTCGCTCGGGCCCAGCAGCTCGGCGGCGGCCTCTTTGTCAGCCCGTCCGCAGTTGTTGGCGATCAGCAGCCACCCGAGTGCCGGTGTGCCGATGTCACAGTTCGCCTGTCTGGCGTTCACCAGCTCATCAGCCGCCAGTGCCAGTTGGGCTACCGTGACGCCCTGGGGCCTTCTCAGGCGCCGCTGGAACTTCACGTCAGAGCCGAACCGCACCAGTTGCTCCACTGCGTTGTAAAGCCACTCAGCCCGCGCCAGTTCCAGAGGGCTTTCGCTGACTGGAGGCGGCAGACGGTTATCGAATTCACTTTGTGCAAACGCTGTTGCGTTCATGCTGCCTCCAGGGTGGCTTTATTCGGTGGGCGGGGCGGGAAACAGTTGCCAGTGAGTTACGGTTTCCAAATCCATGAAGTCGTAATCGCCGCCGTATAATTTCCAGCTTCCGTCTTTGCGCATGTGGCCCATGGCAAGGCTGCCTAGGTCATGGATGCTGGTTAGCAGGAGCGAATGGGAAACCATGGTGTGGTCGGTAGTGCACTCATGTTGGCACTCTGGCAGCCTGTCGCTGCACTTGATCCAATCGCTCATGGCGACCTCCAGTGTTTGGGGTTAGGCGGAACGGGCGGCGAGCATGGCGTCTGCAAGGCCGTACGCCTCGCGGGCAATAAAATCATTGTTGCAGTCAGCGCCAGGGCCGCTGGCACAAATACCTTGCAGAGCTTTGGCTGCGAAGTAGTCGCGCAGGCTCATACCGAAATACTGAACGCCGCTCCCGTCTGGATGGACGATAGGGAATGCGGTGCCGCCGTCTTGGTCGCTCATGACTCTCTCCATTCGTTGGTTCACCCGGTTAGGCGGGTTATTCGTCCGGCTGATCGTCGTGAGTGACGTATCCAAGCCAAATCAGATCATTCATCGAATTCCAGAACTCTTTGGTCGCCTCGAAGTCGCTGGCCCCGCCATTGATCCAGCCCCGTGCACGCCAGTCACTAAGGATTGCGCGCTCTTCTGCGTTGATCTTGCTCGGCTCAACATTGCTGCCGTTAACCAAGCAATGCTGCGCATATGGCATAAGGCGCAGTTCTCGCTGACAGATTTCCTTTCCGAGCAATTCCAGCGCCCTTGCCTTTATCTGGGCGGTGAGTTGTCCTCGCTTAGCCATTTCGTTCTGCTCCGTGGATTCGTTGGTTCACCTGTACTCGCTCAACACTCACGCACGGCTGTTTGCCGATGGGCGCCGGGGAGTGCTGACGGGTAGAGACGGGAAGGGGAGCGCCTGTTTTTGCAGGGGCAGGCTCCCTGTTTCCTCGCTTTCCACAGTCGAGGGAAACCCATATGCTTCGATTTCCACAGTTGAGATAAGGAAGATCGATATGCCGCATTTCATGGTGCGTGTAGAGCTGTTTGGCGCCGGCGCAGAAGAGTACGAGCGCCTGCATGCCAACATGGACGCAATGGGTATTGAGCGAGAAGTAGTTTTCACTGGCGGCGTCAGACATCAGATGCCGGCTGGAACCTACTTCGGCTCGAGCGCTTTAGGCGCAACAGCTGTGCGAGATAAGGTGCAGCGATTCGCTAATCCACTTTTTCCACATAGAGAAGCAGCCATATTCGTGTGCGAGGCCAAAGATAATCAGTGGTCAGCCTTCCTCTATCCCGCCTGATACGAAGGCTGCCGTCTTACCCCAAGGAACCACGTCAACGGCGTGATACCGAGCAATTCCCAGTACTCGCTTAAAAGCGGCATTGAAGTCAGTGCCGCTCTTCTCGGCAAACTCTTTCACCAACGCTTCAACCTCTCCAGCCTGCTCGTCGTTCATCGCCTTTCTCCGGTTGTTTTCCCAATGCCCACCGCTCTGGATGGGCATCAGTGAAAAGGTCCGTCACAAATCAAAGATCCTTCGGCTCAAGTGCATATTTGATTTGCAGGTTCTGCTCCGGCGTAAAGAACGGGTTGCATGTACTGCAATGTCCGGAAACTGCTATCTCAATGCTGAACTGAGCGGTTTCTGCTGGACGCAGGCAGTTCGGGCAATGCTCATCGTCTGCGGACTCAATGTCTGCGTGGCTCAGAATGCATTTCTGGGCGTCACTCTCGTCGTCGTGGGACTCTTCACAAATGGGGCAGAAGAACCTTTCAATGACGCCAGGCATACAGCACTCGCGCGCCCCATCCTCGTCGTCGTGCAGCTCATTGCACGCATCACACTCGTACTTGATCACCACCCCTTTAGCCATGACGTTTCTCCGGTTGTCATCCCAAGCAGCCCTCGCAAGAAGGCTGCTCAGTGATGCTTTCCGCCGTGACCCGCTACTGGCGTCGGTCACCGGCTTGAATCGAATGTTCTTCCAGCCGCGGGCCTTTCGGCTTGTTCTCCCGCTGGATAACTGTTCTTGGTGCTTTACGCTGCACACCCGGGTCAGTTGCCAACCCTCTGAACCGTTGAGGCCGGTTCATCGCTGCCTTTGAATCTGGGCCGGTGGTGATCCGGCAAGTGGTGTCGCTAAAGAGCGGTGCTGCTTTCGCTGTTGGCCGGCAGTGTTCGTTGCTGGCCTGAGACGAATTTAAGCAAGCTGAAATTGACGTGTCAAGCATGCTGAATAAATAAATTCAGAATGCTGAAATTCATGAATGATAAAAAGCCCGCTCATAGGCGGGCTCATTTAGGAATCGCAGTACTCGCGCCAGCCGATCCTGACGGCACCATCATCTAGATGCTCGATCCTTATGCCGGCGGTGTCGCCGATATCCTGGATCACCTGTCGCCAGGCTTCAGGGCTTTCATCGTCGCGCCTGGAGACCTCAACCAACTGAATCCGCTGTACCCGGGGAGAGGCGATCAAGCGTTGCAGGCGGTGGCCCACAAGCTCGTAGGAATTTCTCGGTTTGGGTGTGGGGTAGGGGGGCCGAATCATGCTTCGCTCCTTGCGAATACTGTATGCATACACAGTATTGTGGCTGGCATTTCTTGGCAAGAGGCCGGCAGGAAGTTTCATGCACAAATGCATATCCTGATGGCCAAGCGTATTAGACGGGCATGAAAAAGCCCGCGCTTGGCGGGCTCACCTAAGAACGGATAGTCAGTCAGTAATCGGTGGATACTTTCCGCTCACCGAGTCTCTGTAGACAATTTCACTGAATAGTCTGGGGCCATCACGCATAGTGACCAGAGCCTGCTTGGCTTCCTCCTTCGTTTCAAATGGACCAGCGCCTACAGCGAGTCCGATCATGGAAACAACAGGTAGCCCCGTGCCGGCAATGGCTTCGATCGTTCGTTGCTGCTCTCCTTCGTCACGGCAGGCAGTTGATGCAACCCATCCATTTTTAAGGCGTGGAGCGGCTACTGGTTCGACGTCTGCACCGCAGTGCTTGCACTTGATCGCAGCAGTCTTGATTGTCTCGGCGCACATAGGGCAGGGGCGAATGTCTTTCTCTGCCCGGGCAGGAGTAGGGGAGCCCTTACCGCCCAGCAAAACCATGAGGAGGCCGGCGAGCGCAATCACTCCGCCAATGATGGCGTGGATCTGGCGGTCAGCCATCAACCCCAGGTTATTCACCCGGCCGCCAGCGCCAGTCGGCACGGACACATCCATGCTCAGTGCGAAGATCAGCCAGCACACGCCGACGATCAGCGCGAACGTCCCTAATCCTTTCATTGGATCCCTCCCGTAATTAAGCTCGCACTTTACCATTCGTGGCGTACAGCCACCATTAGCTGGGCCTCAAGGCGGTAGAATGCCTTTTTATCCAGAGTATGAGAGATGGAACCTAACGAGGTTATTGACGCGCTTGCCATTCAAGTCGAATCCGCGAAAAGCCGAGGTCTCAAAGACGTCTCCATCGAGAGCCTTGAGATGTACATGGTCGCGCTGCGTGAGAGCGTCGAAAAGCTCTCTCCGCTCACTGAAGCGAATAACGAGTTCCAGAGGCAGGCTAACGATCATGCTTTTCAGGACCGGCAGGCGATGTTCAGAACCGTTATTGACTCTGGTCAGGCAGCGCTTAAAGCCAGCCTGCTTGTGGGGGGAGGGGCAGCAGCAGCACTCCTCGCATTCGCCAGTTCTGCCTGGAGGTCGCTAAAGCCTGAAGGGCTTGAGCTATTGGGGCTGACTATTTTTGTATTAGCTATCGGTGTGCTTTTGGTGGTGCTTGCTAGCGGCGCAACATACCTGTCTCAGGGGCTCTATCACGACGGCTTGGGCAAGCCACATAATTGCAAAGAAGATCGTGCCGGAGACATTTTGAGGTACATATCACTGACATTGGTTGTCTCTTCGTACGGACTCTATGCGTTGGCGTGCTGGTTTATTTATAAAATGATGGGAAGTTTTTCCATTGTCGGCTTCATACCGGTAGGGTGATAGATACAAGAAGCCCGGCGCTGGGCCGGGCTCTGTGGTTGGCTGCCTCTACTCAGTGCAACCGAGCGACACCGGCAGCGTCTTCCATTTGTTGGATGTATGCGATTTTATCTCTGGCGCTGTTGAGGTTGTAGATAAAATCTGATCCCTCGTTAAGAAGGTCGATAGCTTCTGACTTGTCCTTCTCATCGGAGGAGTTCGCTGAGTAAACCGCGTAACATCTGGTTTCATTTCCCAGCTCAAGCTTCGCTTTAGCAAGGATGAAGGATTTTAACCCTGCCTCCTTAAATTTCATTGATGAATCTCTTGCTGCAAGATCAATTGTTTCCGTGATGTGATATACGCCGTTCTTCATTGCGAAATCCGCATGAAGATTTGCGCGCTCAGAAATAGGAAATTTCTCAACCACTCGATGATTTAAAATATCTTCCACACTAGTACTGAAAAGATTATGTTGCTGAAACAGCTTGCGAAGATTTGTGATGATCCTTGTGCCAGATGCTCGCGTAGCTCGTGGCCTCGGCGGGATCACCAAATCCTCCATTAGCTTCGCTATCTTGAGATTGGCTTGCTCGGTTGATTCACATTTGAAATATCCCAGCGAAGTAAGCTGGTATGAGCTAGGCAACATGCTACGAAGAAAATCGAATTCACGCTGAAAGCTATCAGAGCCAGAGTCAATAGAGCTAAAGATTTTCCTGATGCGCGCTTCGGCTATTTTTAGTTCATTGGCGGTGGTGATTCCATCGACAGCGCGAATCTTTCTAATAGACTCACACATGTGAATAGAGATCTCTTCTTGTAGAAATACCAGAAGACCAATATTGACGGTCTCGTTGCGTTTTCTGTCGGGAGTGAACTGAATCAAGCTGTACCTAACAATGTTCATTTTAACACTCCTCTGAGTTGTTCGCAGCGATCCAGTCTTTCTTGGCTCTCCCACCACGCAACAGCCAAATCAATTTCATTCCCTAGCTTCCATTGCTCAGGTATAGCCTCTGCACACGGCACAATCCAGGCCGCAGGCAGCCCAGCAATAGAATCTATCATCCTGAGAGCTGTCGGTGCGTCAAAACCGTACTCTCTTTCCAAAAAACGATGGGCCATCATCGTATTTGAGTCGGCTGAAGGGAAGCCGCGCAACTGAGGCCCGTGAGCGAGCCAAGCCAGACTGAAATCGAATGCAAGCAAAACTACCCTGTCGAGACTTGTACGGAACAGATAGTTTTTGCCGTGCCGGTCAACGTTGTTCAAAAACAGGTCGAGCGCGTAGATCGAAGAGAGCCGCTCTTTCAGATTAGAAATCTTGCCGCTCATCTCGCCAGCCTGGAGCGCCAAAATACAATCGTCCTCGTCGAGCTTGCCACCCTCAATGCGAGACCCAAACCAAGGCTCCCCGCCTTCAGAAAAAATTATTTCAAATGGCGGGGTGGCTACTCTGCAGGCTTGAGCGACACTAGTGCATAGCCATTCTGCGGCGGGCACGTATCTGTGGTCAGGGTGGCTGATCTTATAGGCGTAATCCATGCCGTCGTCACACCGACAAAACCCGCCCGCGTGCGCAGTGTCTGTTTTCTGAGGATAAACTTCCTCAACATTTATTCTGACAAGGCTTTGCTGGATCAAAAACACTACTCCAATGTGTATTTACCACTGATCATCCGTGGCCATTTTCTACGGCTACCCGACCGCTCCAACCTTGTTCCGCACAATCCTTCCCGCCTTCACCTCAGCCCCACGCCATAGAAGTGGTTCAGCGCGATCAGCTCAATCGCAGCCACGAAAACACATAGCACCACGAATCCAGGACTGAAAACCCGCTTGCGGTTGGATGAGCTGCCGTCCGGCCAAATACCAGCTTCGGTTGTGAAAACCACCATGAGCGCCAGCAGGGCACAGGTCCACACCTTGCCCCAGAAGCTTTGCTCTCGCCATGAGGTCGATGGTTTTCCAAGGGCGGATGGCATCAGTAAAACTTCTGCAGCGCCTGCACAACCACGCCCACGATCCGACAGTTCTCGTCGACGGCCTCGATCGGGTAACTCGGGTTCAGCGGTTTTAGGAACAGCCGGCCGCCATCGCTGACCAGCTTCTTGAATGTAGCCTCGTTGCTGTCTGGCAGCTTGGCCACCACCAGCTTACCTGGTGCAACCTCAGCCTCGGTGTCTACCAGGATCAGAGTGCCCTCAGTGATGCTCTGGCCGGCGGGCGCCGTCATCGAGTCACCTTTGACCGTCAGCCAGAACGCCGGGCCTTTGGAATCGTACTCCGAAAACTCGTAGGTGTCCGAGATTCCTGCCGGGTAGGGCTCCACCGCCTCAGACCAGGCGCCCGCAGATACCCAGCTAATAACTGGATAGCGGAAAGATAGGGCTGGCTGCGCAGTATTGGAGACGTTCGACTCCGAGACCTGTTGCTCTTCCCCTTCGCCGATGGCAAGCCACTCAGCTCTAAAGCCCGTGGCTTTCGCCAAGGCGTAGAGGTTCTCTGGTCTCAGGCTTTTGCTCTCGCCAGTAATCCATTGAGTAACAGCAGAATTTGCGACCCCGCAAAGCGACGCAATTTCGCCCTTCTTTTTCCCGCTGAGCTGTATAGCCCGGGCAATACGTTCGTGTCTTTCCATGGACTCAATATTAAGTTAACTGAATTTAAGCATGCAGTAGCCAGAAAACGCCGTTGACTCGATAACTTAAGCATGCTGAAATTACGCCAGAGTCGAACGAGGATGCGAAATGAATACGCATGAAGTCGCCGAATTCTTCGGCAGCAAGACAAAGCTGGCACTGGCCCTGGGCATCCGTCCAAGCGCCGTGACCATGTGGGGGGAAACCATTCCCGAATCCAGGCAGTACCAGATTCAGGTTCTTTCGAAGGGCAAATTCAAGGCTGCAAAGAAAGCCCAGGCCGCCTGACATCCCTGTCCGCCGTTCCATTGAGCAAATGATCGCCTTTGCACCGGCAGGGCGCCACGTAAAGAATTTCGAGGTGTTACATGCAGGAATTGATGAAGGCGATCTATGACGTGGTGGACGACCACGGGGCAGGGCGGATTGCAGAGGGTGCCAGCTTCTCTTCGAAGACGCTGCTTTCCCAGAAAGCGAACCCGGACTACGACAGCCACAAGCTGAACGTTCAGGAATTGCACCGGATTATGAAGTTCACCCAGGACTTCCGCCCACTGAAGGCATGGGCTGAGGCTTTTGGCTTCGACTTGGTGCCGAAGGAAAAGCCCGAGGGCATCAACCTCAACACAGCACTGCTGCGCCTGCACGCCGACCTGGCCGATGTGACCCGCCTTGCGTTCGATGCCCAGGCCGATGGTCGCGTTTGCTCTCGCGAGAAATCCGAACTGCTCAAGGAGGCTGAGGAAGTAATCGTCAGCCTGGAAGTGTTCAAGCAGTCCGTGAAGGCAGCCTGAATTTCAGACACAAAAAAGCCGACGTACGAGGTCGGCTTTTTCTACAGCGGTAAACAACTGGAGCGAATCATGCGCCAACACACCGAGTCGATCAATAGCCCCAACAATCTCGCGCCACGTTTTTCGCAATCTGAAAACGTGGCGCGCGGAGTTTCAATGTCCAGCCTTGAGCTGGTGGACTTTATCAACTCCAAGCGCGTGAAGGGCCAGCCGACCCTGACGCACAAGAACCTTATCGCAAAGGTGCCGCGTGTTCTCGGCGCCGATCAATCGGCTAAATTTTCAGCCGATTACCTTGATGCCCGTAGCCGCGTACAAAAGTGCTTTGTGTTCCCGAAGCGGGAAGCCTGTCTGATCGCCATGTCGTACAGCTACGAGCTTCAGGCATTGGTGTTTGATCGCATGACCGCGCTCGAGGATCGTGAGCGCGCGCGCGCACTGCCTAGCAACCCAAAGATAATCGGCGAGCTGGCAATTCTTGAGTGCTTCGACCGCCTGCTGAAGCCTGCCAACTCCAGCAAGATGATGATGCTGGCCAATATCGCCGCCAACAACGGGCTGGATGCCAAGTTCCTCCCAGGCTATGCCGTGGACGCTGCGCCTGATGCCGCTGTCGGCTCTTCCATGCCGACCAAGGCAATCACCGCCCTGATCAAAGATCACGCCATCGCCAGCACGGCCCGCGCCTTCAACCTTGCATTGGAGGCTCACGGCTTCCTCAAGGTCCTCCAGCGCAAAAACTCCAAGCAGGAAATGGTGGACTTCTGGTCTGTGACCGAGAAGGGCCTTGCCTACGGCAAGAACCTCACCAGCCCTCAATGCCCCCGCGAGACGCAGCCGCACTGGTACGTGGATCGCTTCCTTGAATTGGCCGCTAAGGTCGGGAAGGCCTGACATGCAATACACCGTCACGATTAACCAGGTGAAGGCGTTGGAGTGGGGGCTGAATTCTCAGCAGGCCCTGCTGTTCGCCTTCGTCTACGGCTGCCCGAGCTGGACCAAGCCAATCAAGACCGATGACGGGGTCTTCTTCGCGTTGAGCAAGGCCAAGATCACTGAGGAGCTGCCGCTGCTCACCGACAAGCCAGACACCGCTTACCGCATGCTGAAGGCCCTGGAAGAGGCCGGCTTGATTGAGCTTCGCCCTGAAGCATTCCGACTCACCGAAAAGGGCTGTGAGTGGAACCCGGACCGTATGGGCCACGTCACCGCGCACCAACCGCCAGTCCTCCCGCCCCGGCGCAGGACGAAAAAGAAACCAATCCCTTCTGGCTTGCGTGCTCTGGTATTCGCCCGCGACGGTCACGCGTGCTTGCGCTGTGGCTGCTCGGTGCTAATGCGCTTGAGGGCTGATCACGTCGTACCTGAAAGCCAAGGTGGAGAGGCTTCGTTGGGCAACCTCCAGACCCTTTGCATGTCCTGCAATAGCTGGAAGGGCGTGCGGACGATTGATTTCCGCGCGTTCGCCGGAGGTGCAGCATGAGCATGGGCCTTATGGTCGCCGCGATGAAACTTCGCGTCGGAAATCCGTTGCGCAAGCTGGTGCTAATAAAGCTGGCCGACAACGCTAGTGACATAGGCGAGTGCTGGCCGTCCTATCAGCACATTGCTGATCAGTGCGAGATCAGCAAGCGCTCTGTCATGAACCACATCACAGCCCTGTGTGATGCGGGATTGTTACGTAAGGAAATCCGTAAGGGTGGTCCGAAGGGCAACTCGTCGAACGTTTACTTCCTCACTCTCGATGGGGGTGGTGCACCTCCTGCACCCGGGGTAGTGCAGCAGATTCACCAGGGTAGTGCAGCAGGTTCACCCCCTAGTGAATCTCCTGCACCAGGGGGTAGTGCAGCAGCTGCACCCAGAATCAGTAACTCTCTTGAACCAGTCATGGAACCGGTCATTGAACCAATTACGCCCCAGGCTACCGCCAGGGTCGTGACGGGGCAGGTCGTGCAATTCGTTCCGCAGCAACCACGAGTTGAGATCCCCGCCGACATGCCAGGTCCCAAAGACCAAACCTGCAAAACCTTCAAGGTCTGGGCGAACTACGCCATGGCATACCGCAAGCGCTACGGCGCCTGGCCGGTTTGGAACGCCAAGGCTGGCAAGCAGATGGCTTTGCTCGTCGACCGCTTGGGCGCCGACGTCGCTCACCACGTCGCCGCCCATTTCCTGAAAACCAGCGATGCGACCGTCTTGCGCAAGTGCCACAGCCTCAACGAACTGCTGGTCAACGCCGAGAGCTACCACACGCAGTGGGTGACCGGGCAGCGGGTCAACGGCACAACCGCCCGCCAGATGGAACGGACTGAGGCAAACCTCTCCGCAGCCGAGCAGGCCGCCCAGATGGTTCTGGCAAAACGCCAAGCAGGTGACCGCAATGAGTATCTCTGAAATGAACGACCAGCAGGTTGCCGGGCTAGCCGCTGCCATCTGCGCAACGGCCGAGGCCATGGGCCAGGAAATGAACCCTGGCACAGCCGCGTTGATGGCTGAAGACCTTTGCGCCTA